TTACGAGCGGGCATAGACCGCCAGCTGTTAATGCTTCGGTGGGTGGGGCGTCCCAGTCAGAACATTTGTACCAGCCCGGTTGTGGGGCTATCGATGTGTACCCAATTAATGGGGGTGGCCAGGCGTTTGAGGACTGGTGCGATAAGGAATGGCCGTACTCAGTTGGTTATGGCTGGAGCTACAGACAGTTCACGCATTTGGGGATTAGAGATGGTCGCCCCAGGGTGCGTTGGGATTATTGAGCTGCTACGATTTCTGTTCAAACCAACTCTTTGAGGAGTCGGCTTGTTCCTGATGTAGCGGGGGAGCTACATGCCAACAGCCACGCAGGCGCGAGAGCCGGTGGCACTCCCCCAACCTTTTCACATTTCTGCGATCTCTTCGTCAGGTACTGGCATCGTGATCGGTGTCGGTGGACCGTCAGGATGTGGCGCGTATGGCTCTAATGTTTTCTCGTACTCAGCTTCTGCTTTGCGTTGCGCGATGGCTGCGTCGAACTGCTCAGTAGTATTTTGAAGTTGTTCCTGCAGCCACTCGATTGCAACCTCTGTGGTTACATCTCGCAGGGGAGTATTGCCGTAAGGCTTAGCGAGTTTAAGTTGATTGGAAAGCGTTCCATCCACATTGGAGTATGCCCAGTTGAGGGCAATGACGTTTTGATCGCCGTCAACGATCATTTGGCTGATTGAAAAAGGCATGACGAAAGGATGTTGAGGTTAGTTTAATTGCCTTTTAGGGCATTGACTTCGGCTTCTAATGCTTCGATGCGGGTGAGCGCAGTTTGAAGGGCTGTGTATAAACGAGCCTGAAGCATTCCGTTGTCATAGGTGCGGATTGGTCCTTCTTTGTCGGAGCGTGCCACCTTGTTGCCGTCTTCGTCTTCGACCATGGGCTGGACAACCATTTCGGCTGGCACCTCATCAGCCATTGGGCCATAGCTGGTGGATTCATTGCCGATAAAGTTGTAGGCGTAGTAAGGCGTTGATTTGATTGTCTCCCAGGCAGTGTCAGCGTCGATGGCGACGATGTTTTCTTTTAGTCTGCGCTCTGAAGATATAGGTTGAACTACTGTATTAACGGCTTTAAGTTCACCAACTTGGCCATCCATCTCGACCGACCAACCTGTTTGAACTCCCGATGTTATGTCAATCGTACCCCCTGCTCTTACATGTTCGGTACAAACTAGTTCCCCTCCTCTAAAACTTGATTTAACTACTTGCGCGCCACTTTCATACAGTCTATTTTGTACTTCGCCATTAGCTTTCATAACAAAGCGAGACGTCCTGACCCCACCTACATAACCCTCAAAATTAATAACAGAAGCTTGCCCGCCGACAGTCGTGTCATCCATGATGACCTGCATCAAGTTTTGAAAAAGCGAACTGCCGTCCTGCCTCAGCTCAATGTTTGGAGCATTGGGAAATGCTCCTCCAACTATTACGTTGGTAAACGCTGAAGTTCCATCTTTAAGAATGTAAGCTTTTGGCGTTGCGGGGTAAACATCGTAAATGGCAAACGGAATAGGTGTTCCACTTACGTTGGGAGCACTGTTAAAGAACAGAGCCAACCCATTCCCTGGATCATTGAATCCACCATTTTGAGCGCCCATGCTGATTGCCGTAACCGTTCCAGCGTTACTCAGCGTGATATTCGCCGCACCAGGAAGCACACCACCAAATAACAATGAGCCGGTGTCGTCGATGCGGAGTTTTTCGGTAGTGCCGGCAGACAGACTGATAGTGTCGCTTAATACCTGGCTACCAGCGCCACCCCCTGAGACTCCGTTAAAACTACCTAGAAAAGTATTATTGTCACCTTCAACTTGTGAAGCAGCATCGCTGCCGATAAAAGTATTGTAGTTATGGATATCGGATTTGGCACCATTGCCAAGACCAGCATTCTCCCCAACAAAAGTGTTGTTGCTACCAAGGGCTTGTTCACCAGCATTGCAACCAATAATTACGTTGCTATCACCGTCTTCACTGCGATAAAATGCGCGGTGCCCCAAGACTGTATTTCTTTCCCCAGTTGTGTTGCTATTCAGAGCAGTCTGCCCCATAGCAGTATTCTGGTCACCGGTAAGATTGCTGCGTAAAGCATTATTGCCAACTGCCGTATTAGAAGTGCCTTCAGTATTACCTTTTATCGCACCGTAACCAACAGCCGTGTTGCCGTTACCAATAGTATTATTTTCAAGGGCTCTCTGCCCAATAGCTACGATGTTGGTGGCAGAGACATTGAGCTTTAAAGCACCCCTACCAACGACAGTGTTGCTAATTATATCGCCCGCACCCTGACCAACAGTTAAGCCATTTATGGTCGCACTGCCTGCAGCAGCTAACGTGACATTTGGGAAAGTTACGCCGGGGTCAAAGATGGGATCTGAGGGCAGAGTTCCACCAATCATCAATGAATCAGTGTTGCCGTTGACTGGGAATAGATCAGTGCCTTGACGGGTCCAGAATCCGATGTCTCCTACTTTGCCCGTACCGGTAATGAAGTCTTTTGTGACTAGCGTTTTACCGGGGTCAGCATCAACCGTTGAAGCAGACTGCACCTTGGCGACATACTCAGCAGAACCGTCATTGTTCAAGCTGATATTGACCGCTCCACCGGAACTAACAACTGTGACGTCATCACCCAGGTTGGTTGGGAGCAGTGTCGTTCCAGCGCGGCTCCAAACAAACTCAACTTCAGGGATGTCGATGGGGCGGTCAGGATTGGAGATGTCCTCCAGATCCAGAGTTTCACCTGTGGTGACATCCTGCAGACCGCGTGGGGTAACAAGTAGTCCGTCTTGGTTGAAACCAGAGCCGTAAACTTTGCCGCCGTCTTCGTTGGTGAAGTAGTAAGTGAACTGGTTCGACTGAGAAAGGTCGCCCTGATATTGGGGCAGAGCTTTTGAGTAGTTGGAATATCCAGCCCACTCAAACGCGTGACCGAATAGGCGGATTGTTGTGGGACGACGGAATTCAACGACCCAGGCTTCAGCACTGACGTCCAGGTTCCTATTGCCTTCTAGCTGCGGAGTAAGCATCGTCTCCACATCCGCTGCGCTTTCTCCGAGGTTCTCCAGGAATTGCTGCGTTGCGATGTAATCGACGCCGGAGACTAATTGCGCCTTCTCAATGCCGCTGCTGAGGCTGTTGCCCAAGGTCGGGCTGTCCTCAGCCTGTGATTTATCTTCGTTGAAAACAATGATTGGCTGCGCATTGGTGAAGAAGCCTTCGGGGCAGTACTCGTCATCGTTCATGTGCACATAGGACTCGTCCCAGTTCTTGGAGTCCCATGCGCCGTAGGTGTCTACGCGAGCAGTCCAATGTTTATTGTTGCGGCGGACAGTGTCAGCTGGGCGGTAGTAAACAGTCGGGCTAAAGGCAGTATCTGAATCAGGGCGTGCTGAATAGCGAAGTTCGATGTTGGCTCCGTTGGTGACTGTGTCTGTGCGCTCCACCTGTGCGATCGCCTGGATGCGGTCCACCCAATCAGTGCCAGCTTCAGGCTGGATCACGTAGTCTCGAATGGGTAGACGCTCGCTGCCTCCCATGCTGGTGATGATTGAATAGCGGCGTTCTTCTACTGAACGGACGTCACGCAGACGGCGCACATAGATGCGGAGTCCTGCGATGTTCGGCAGTTCGTTGCCGCCATCTGGAACTTGATTACCGTCAGCATCGTCAGTCTCCATTTTCGACTGGATGTCTATTTCGTCTGCCGCTGAGGCTTCCCACGGCGTTGCAGTCAATAGTGATCTGTAGTCTGGTCCGCCTGGATTATCCACCCACAGGTAGTTGTTGCCTTCCAGGGAATATTCCTGGCTCTTGAGGATTTCGGGATCGAAATCGGCAGTAAGCTTCAGTGTGGTTGCGTCATTGGCAACACCCGCATCGATGGTTCCTAGGAATATCTTCTTGATATTGCCAGTCTTGTCGAGAGGGCTTAACGCTCGGCGGATAATTGAGACATCCCAGGGTGTGTCTCTTGGTGCGGCTACGTCTAGGAATCCTGTTGCTATTGCAGCACAACCACCAAAGTTGGAGTTACTGTTGGTGATGGTAATTTGTGAGCCAGATTCCGCTAAATGATGAATAGCCTGACCAATTGCGAATACGGAGACTTCTTGGATGACCGCGTTGCTGGTTGTGCGAACGTGATATGAACGGCGCTGAGGATTAAACCTCACATCGTTGGGGTTCTGTGCAATTAGCTGGTCATAGTCAGTAAACGTACCCCACGTGCCACCGCTATACCTTTGCCAGCTGTTTAGGTCGCGCTGGAGAGAAACGCCGGTGTATTGCGCCACAACCATTGAGCGGAAGCCAACAGCGATATCACCTGAGGCCCACATCCCGCACATGCCCCATTCGGACCGCAAGCTGATGTTGTAGATATATGGGCTGGCACCCTCTGTCGTGTCAACAGCTTCGACCGGTGTTGCTGGTTGCGGTCCAACGATCCTGTATTCAGAAGCGCGAGTTACTGCATACTTGTCGTCGATGTTTGCGACACCAGAGAACGCAGCGCGGATATTGGCGTAGAACTCGTCCAGTTGGGTCTCCCCGGCGAACTGGAAACCGTCAAGAAGGTGGTGGCTCTTGTTAAAACCAAGCTTGTCAAAGAAGGTAAAGCCGTAGGCATAGTTGCCACCCGTGAGCTTGAAGATTGCGCGGCGAGTAACAAGTGGATTGCCTTCATCTACAGGCTCGGGAACAGAGTCTGGGCGGATGATTGTCTTGCGCAAGTCGAGGCTGACAAGACTGCAACCACGGGGCAGGACAATGCCACCATTACTCGGGTTGAATTCAGTTAGCTCAGCGTCTGTCGGTTCATATCCATCGGTCCAAGCGCCACTTACCGTTCCACCGTCACCGTTGAGGGCGGTGTGGATGCCCGAGCCGACAATGATTGTGACGAGATCGCCGCAAGGCGCTGGGACGAGGTCCAGGTAGTCGCGGCTGGTGATGATTCCAGCTTCAATTACTGCTCTGGAGATGGTGCGGAATGGCCGCGCTACTGTATATCCACACTGCAGCCTTTGCAGGCTGATCCGTTTCATTTTTGTTTCGTACGTCCCATCGTCCGCTGCTGCGTAGTCACCTTTTACGAAGGTGTCTGTGCCAATATTTGCATCTACATACAGGACATATGGCGCATTCAGCGGGTTGTTGACCGTAGTCGCTCCAGGGGCAATCTCTGCCTGTCCTGCCAGCTGACGCATTGCGTCTGTGAGTGCGTCAATCTGCGTGCGAAAATCGCCCTGGATGGTATCCAGATCTCCGAGAGAGTCAGGCTTCCCGGAACGGATGATCTTAGTCACGCTGTTGTTGCCTACTATTTCGACAGTCTAAGGCTGCCTAAAACAGAGACAGCCTGCTTAGGTCGGGATCGCCTCTAATAGCCTGATTTCGCCGGTCGTTACGAACTGGGCCGTTCCAGCGACTATTTCGGTGGGGCGTAGGTTTACAGCGGTCTGGGTGATGAGAATATCGGCTTCGTAGTAGAGGTCGCCGTTGATGAGATTGCAGTCGGTGCCGCAATCCAGGCCGCGGTTTACCATCCAGAATTGAGCTTCGGCCTTGCAGCCTTTCTCGGTCAGCAGCAAGAGCTTCATCAACAGAATGCCGTTCTCCTCTTCGTCGTCTAGGCAGGTCCGATCGATTAGGAATTCGCTGGAACCGCCACCTGTTACGAGACTCTTGACGGCGTTGCCCCACTTTTCAGCGACACTGGTTGTGTCCACTGAAGGAGCCGACAACTCAAGGGACCACTCTCTTACTTCGCAAAGTACCTGCCAATCGGGTCCGAGAGGAGTGAGGGTGAAGTCTCCGCCGATAGGTACTAAATCGACGCGGTCTTCTGGACACCCTGCCAGGGCCTTACACCTGCTGGTGTAGAAGCTGATTTGGCCAAGCTGGTCAACGTGAATCCAGTAATCCTCGTCCTTACAATCTGGAATCACATCACCGCCAGATGAATCACCCGGTCTGGCATAGAACTGGGCAGCATCGCCGAATTGTCCGTCTGGGTATTCCTCGCTGGATGTCTTGTAAAAAACGTCGGTGTTTGAGGTGATTTGGGTGCGGTTAGGCCCCAGATACCACTTGCTGCCGAAGTAGCTGGCGTATCCGTCTGGGCGGGGTGGGAAGAAACCCGGCAATTGAGCGGGCAGGCAATCAACCTGGATGTGATCACCGCTCCAGTAGCCGGGGCAAACGGCTGTGATGACATCCTTAGACGCATCAATTTGCTCGCCACTGACCACGCAAGGCTCAGTTGCCTCGCGCTTTAGGACTAACCGACCACCAACACCCAGTACAGCCATTTAGAAACCACCAGTAGGTTTGCCATTGACTTGGAAAGATACGCTGACAGCCTGCACATCGCCAACTGAAACACTTGGTCCCACGTTGGTGATGAATCCAGTGCATTCAAAGGTGCCGCCAGCATTCGGGTAGTTCTGCCGGTTCATCTTGAATGTCAGTTCAGACGGTGCCACGTAACCTGCCTCGCCTGGAGTCAGGAAGACACTATTGAGGAATTCGTTAGCTGTAGTGTTACTAGGGTCATAGAGAAGAGTCGCAGACCCTGTCGCCCCACGCAATCCTTCGACGTAGGTGCGGTCAAAGTCACCTAGGCAGGTGTCTTCGAGAGCGTCTTTGCTGACGGTGATGCTCCAGTCGCGGCACTTAGCGAATGCAACACTGCCATACATCAGTTGGCCGTCAGCTCCAGTTAGGACAGTCATGCGTCTAAGGTTGCAACAAGATTGATTTGAACCCTGGACCTGCCAGGAAGGATGGATTCAACTGAGGGTGGCTCAGCCCATCTCCAGTTTAGATAGTCCGGGATAGTGCAATCTAGGACGGAGCTAGACCCAGCAAAAAATTCTTCGGGGAGGGTGAGAATGTCGTAACCACCGTAGGCATCGTCCCAGCATTTCATGATGGTGCAGGTGTCCGCATCGTTTAGTAGGAACGACATCTGCAGGGTGGCGTCGAACGCTTTGCTGCCGTAGAGACGTGTCGTACCAGCGCCGCTGATCGAGTTAAATCGTTTGGTGGCGTATCTACCCGGAGTGAATGATCTCCTAGTGGGTCCGCAAGTATCGAGACTGCCGAATGCGGTCGCCACTAGATCTCACCTTCGATAACCCAGTTTACCGAGTTATCGAAACCTGCAGTTAGATCGCTGTTGCCTGCAGCGTCGGTAGGGAAGTAGATAGCTTCGACATCTAAATTTCCGTCTTCGTCGAAACCGAGCATCATTGTTTTATAGGACTGTAGGTTGCTTACTGAACCCCGGATGCAGAAGACAGAGCCTAAGTAGTTGCTGCTTTTGCCGCCAGAGACGGTGAGGTTGACTTCGCTTAGTGTGCTAGAAGAGCCGTCCCAGAGGAGGACGGGGTACGTTCCATCCGCTAGGGGCGGCCACGAGGTTACTTCTCCGTTGATTGCAACCGCTCCGTTGGCGGGTTGGTCGTAGGTGACGGTTTCCATGCCCAGTTTGAAGACTGAGCCGAGGTCGAGGGCTGCTGCACTTGGGACGGTTTTGAAGGCGATTGTGTTTGTTGTTAGGCGGCGGCTCCGGCACTGCCATTTGCCTATGTCGATTGCGTGCTTTTGTGATGTGCAGTAGTCCGAAACATCGATTCGCTCCTGTGGAGCGTCTACAGGGGTGCTCACTTCGCGGACGGTGACTTCACGCACCACGGGGAATAGTCCTTTGCTGTCTGTTGTGCTGGTTTCGCGTTCTTCCCGCCAGACCACGGTGATGCGGGGCGGGATGCGGTCCTGTTCGTCGATGTAACTGAATTCGAAGGAGTCTTCAATGATGTTTCCTGCAGTGAATAGGCCGGTGAAGGTTTCGGGTCCGTCGAAGTTGGCAACTGGCTGGAGCACAAACTTGCCGTTACGCACCAGCAGATCTAGTAGAAAGTTTTGGGCTGTTGCAGCGCCCCAGCTGCGGAGGTTGATTTTTTCGCTGATCGCTCCATCGAAGAAATAACGACGGTTATACGCCCACGTAGTGGCAGCATTAAATGATGCTTGGTCAATCTGAGCAGGACTCATTACTTGGCCTGTGCCGTATCTATCGCTGGTCAACAAGTCGTAAAGGACTTCAGGAAAATTGCTGGTTGAATTGATCCCTTGGTTGATGTAGACGCTGAACTGGTTAAGCGCTGAGATTTCTTTGCTGCTTCTTACGTTTATTCCAACAATCGCCATGTCTTCATAGTTGGGCACCGTTGGGTTTTCAGTGATTGTGTTTACATAAACAATGGCAGACTCTGGCTGGGATGTAGACGCTGTTACTTCGTTATACAAAAATCCTTCGGCTAAACGTGCCCAGGCATCAACCATAAATGAACCATCGTCAGCAGCAAAGCCTCCCCCTACAACTGCATTGCCGCTTAGCGTATTAATTCCGAAAGTGCTTTGAGAGCGTGAAACAATTTCACCGCTGCAACGCATCGTGACGCTTCCGCTTGAAACGGCAAGGCTTGTATTTAAATGGGGATCTAAAACTACTAACGAGCCGGACTGGATGTTATTGCGAATTTCCCAGCCGCTGATTGGTGTTATGCGAATATCCCACCGCCGCGAATCAGGAAACTCGAAGCGCAAATAGTTATAAACGGCTACGCCGGTTGTCGATCGAAATCCAAATAATTTGGAAATATCTGTATACGGGTCATCAGTCCCTGCTACCCGATAAGACACACGAAAGAATGAATACCTTGCCTCAACTGTTGTAGTAGTACCACTAATAAAGTTTAGAAGGTTGGCGTTTTGCGCCTGTTGACCTACGTCGTTATAGCAGGAATCATTGTCAATTTGGTTGTAAGTTCTGCCGTCTGCATAGTTGCATAAGCCAGAAAAATTGATTTGCATTTGGGTGCGGAAACCCAGCTCAACAATTTTGCCTGCACGTTCAGTGGAAACATTTGCTTCCGCTGTTTGCATTACCTGTGCCGCTTCTGTTGCTGTTGGACCGCCTGGCTCTTGTAGCTGTGATTCCGTATAAAAATCAGCTATTCCAGCCCGAACGATTTGAAATACTGCCGTAACAGTTCTGCCATTCCCCTGCGGGTTTGTTTCAGCGTTTGAAACAAATGGCTGCTGTGTTCTGCTAACGCAAATGCCTAATGCACTGCCAATACGATAAAGATCCCCGTAACTAATCTGTTCGTCTATCGAACGTTGCCTTGCTGCAACTGTTTGCCCAACGTCTTCGCAAGTTACCTGCCCGCCAGACTGTGAAAAGGTACGATTAGCATCTGTGCTGCTAAAGATTTTAAGCGTAACTAGCTGATCAACACTTAAACTTTGACTCCCACTACCGATTAACCCGACTCTGCCTGGGAAAACGTAATTTTGCTTCAAACGTGCCGATTGTTGCTGTCCGTCTGACTTGCAGTTAAGTTCACCGTCTTCTCTGCTTTGCGCAATAGTTGCAGGA